TTTGCCTTGGTGTCGACGCTTATGCCGTCGCCGTCCTCGCCGGTGCCGTTGCCGCATACCGGGCAAATATAAGTGCCTCTCTTGCGTGCCGGTCTCAAATACTCGGCATATCTGCGCTTTACCTCGTTTTCTGCATCGTATCTATTCATAGCTTCCTTTCTTGCGGCCAGCCGATACCCTCGATATAATGAGGTCGAGGGCTCGGCTCTTGCCGTCGTCCTTTACTGTTTGCGGGTGCTCTTGCTTTGGTCGGTGGGTGCATCCGCATTTTTTAACGCTTCTTTGGCTCTGTATTCCTCGGGATCTGTGAGGGAGTCCCCCCGGAGATACCGCATAACGATTGCGGCCAGCTCGAGGCTACTAAAGCGAGCAATCTCCCTCGGCTCGGTGCCGGTCTCGGTGGCGTCGGCGCATACCGCGTATACTATATTGCGGTTATGTGCTCCGTTTCTGATTTTCTCAATAATCATTATTTTTCTTTCCTTTCTTTGTTTTTTTGCCGACGGCTACTCCCATACAAAACGCATCATAAATGAGGTTCAAGAGGGCGTCTTTGTCTCCCGAGTTTCTTGCCTCGTCGTATGTCTCTCTAAAAGCCATATATTCGCTTGCTTTCATATCCATGCGCATATTGCTCTTGAGGATCTCTCTCCCCTGTCTTGCCTGTTCTGCTATATCTCTCATTTTGAGCCTCTCTTTCGGGTCTATTTAAAATTATCTGAATACATTTAATTAGAATTCTGGCGGTTTAGCTGGTGTCGATTTTCATGTTTTGCCCCCTTTCTGCCGGTGGTTTCTGGCGGTCGGCTCGGCTTTTCCGACGCCTGTATTTATACCCTTGGGTGATTTCATCCGAGGGCTATGCTAACATTTTCGTTCCTGGCGGCAGTCTCTACAATGCTATATAGGTGCATCTTTCGGCCTGTAGTGAGTAGTATTGTCGGGGAGACGCGTGCCATAATTCATTATTTAGAGGCGAGGTCGCCGCCGTCAAGCGGGCGGCCGACGCCATTATAAAGGTCTTATATATCCTTATAAGACCTTATACAATTTAAAAAACCCCGGAGAGCCTTATTTTATAAGGGTTTCAGCAAATGCCGGTGGACAAAACTCCGCACCTTTTGGACAAAACTCCGCACCTTTGAGGACAAAACTCCGCACCTTTGAGGACAAAACTCCGCACCTTTTAGTATGTTCGGAAAATTGTCCACTTAGCATATAATAGTCACTCCATCCCTTTCCATGCGGTATCCCTTTATAAAATTGTTTGCTTTGTAATGTTCTAATAGTTTTTTTATTTTCTCCGGGGCTCTTTGCTTTTGTTTTACAGTGCTTATGTGAGTGTTGTCGTAAATGGTGGAAAAAAGCATCTTTTTTCGAATATTTCCCTTTTTCATGTGGGAGATACGCTCGATCAAATAATCCTCGAGCTCCATGTTTGCGTTGGTTTTGCTTAAAGGCGAGTTGAGCAATTTTTTACTGATAGTTGTGATTTGCTTTCTTTGCCTTGCAAACGTCACTATAGCCGGTTCTCTGAAAACATGTATAACGGCCTCGGAGACTTGTCCTTTTACTACCCCTTTTATTCGTTCCATCTGTAGCAGTTTACCGTCATATTCGAAATAGTCATAATTATAAGCATCGGCCTCGGCTTTATTGTTTAAAGAGAGTGTTGCCCCATTCATTTTGGTTATGCTGTCGTTTATTTTCTTTATGTCCGAGGCTCCGGGTCGTCCCTTATTTCCCATTGAGTCGTAAATTTGCGAGATACTCATATATTCGCATCCATCGTTATAAAGTGCTGCAATAGCGAGGCATACTCTTTTATCGTATATTTCCAGTTTTCGACTTATAACCATGTCGTCTGGTAGGTCGTTAAAATCGAGAGAGTAGACGACTGCTATTGGTTTGGACTTTCCTCGTTTACTAACATCGAAATTTATTTTGTACTGGCCATTTGTGTTGTCAAACATTTTCCAAATCTTGGAATTCACTTTGTCGACTGGAAAGTCGATGTTCTCTAACTTGTGGACAGTAACTCCGGGGAGTTCTCTCTTTTCGGCCGCCTCTCTCTCTTGGATCAGTGCCGCCAGTCTGAATCTGTCGATCATAAAGTCGACGGTATGCCCCACTATGTCAAACTCGACGTTTGTATCCTTGTATCTAACCCCATCGTCGGTGGCTTCTAAATTCATATTGTCCTTAGTAATTAAATAGAGAAAATGCATAAATGAATTTATGTATGGTGCGGTCTTTTCTATAATCACATCCGGATTTTTTTCCCCTCTTAGGTCTAACATTATAGAAAACAGATCCGTTAATTCTTTTTTCTCGTTCGTGGTTATTTTTTCGTCGAGCCATTTGCCTGGCTTTCTGATTTCGTCCATATACAATCCCCCTTAGTCGTCCTTGTGCTTCTCCATGTCCTCGAGTATCAGTTTTGTTATATATCCTGTCGGCGATACCCTCTTTTTCGTGGCTATGGTCTCCCTCGCGGCTGCTATTATGAGGTAGTCCCTTAACTCCGGAGAGAGTAGCAAATTAAAGCGGCCTCTTTCCTCAAATTCCCGAGGGCGTCCGAGTTGCTTATTTGATTTATGTGTGCTCTTTTCTTTTTGTGCGCCTTTAATGTTTTCTGTGCTTTTAACTTTTTCTGCGCTCTTATTGTTTTGTGCGTTTATAGTGTTTCCGCTGGCGAGTTGGTCAAATACAGACGTTCCAGCCGCCGCGACATCGAGCAAACTTTTCTTTGCCATTACATGCCCCCCTTCAAAATCTCGTCTACTAATTCCGAGTACGCTTTTGCCGGTTTGGATTTTGGAGCATAGTCGAAAATGCTCTTTCTTGCGACTTGTGCCTCGCGGACGGCAATGCCCTCGGGGATCCTCGTGTTATAGAGCGGTATGCTCAAGTCCCCGCATTTGTTTTTTATGACTTCTGTAATATCCCTCGTGAGGGTCGTCCTCGCGCTGTATCTGGTGAGGACGACGCCGCCGATCTGTAAAGCGTGGTTTAGTCCTTGTGCCCCTCTAATGGTTTGTGAGAGGGCGTAAAGGCCTTGCAATGCAAACATATCGGCAGTGAGCGGGATAACAATTTTATCGGCAGCCATGAGCGCATTTAGTAGAAGTGTGCTCAATGTCGGCGGGCAATCTATAACAATTACATCGTATTTCTTCTTTATAGGCTTTAGAGCTTTCTGCAGCGCGAGAGTCCTGTCGGCTCCGGTGAGGTTGGTGTCTGCGAGAGCGAGGTCTTTTTTTGATACGAGTAGATCTCCCTGGCCGCTGGTGTGTTGGATCGTCTGGCCGGGAGTCGCGTGCTCAAACATGAGCTCGTAAATGCCAGCGTCGGCGGGATTTCCCCCCATGCTAAAAGAGAGGTTGCCTTGCGGATCGAGGTCGACGCTTAGGACCTTTTTGCCATGCCTCAATGCTCCGGTGGCGATAGCTTGGGCGGTCGCGGTTTTTCCGACGCCGCCTTTTTGGTTACAAACTGCAATTACCATTTTCTAACCCCTTTCGATTTTGCTTTTAAATGCGATAGCCAATTTTTCAAAACTGAAAATTTTTTCAAGTTGTCCGAGGGCTTGGGGAGCGGAATCCCCAACAAGTGCCGGGAGCAAATTTCTCAAAATGAGAAATGCGTATTCGCCGGGAGAATCTTGCGTCATTGACAAAAGTGTGGTCTCCCGGCGAATCTTGCGTCATTGACAAAAGTGTGGTCTCCCGGCGAATCTTGCTCAAGCGAGTTTTCCTCTACTTGGCTTATGAGCTTGAGGGTGTTTTTCAAGTCGGCCTCTTGCTCGCGTTGGATCTTCTTTAGAATTTTCAAAAGGTTTTTTCTCGCCCTGTCGTCGAGACAAATGTATTGGTTTTTTGCGCCGAGGAAAATAGTCGCGTCGTGAAATTCCAGCTTGAGGCGGTTATACAATTCTATAGCCGTCGGCTCGTTGGCCATGCTGTATGGTTGGCTCTTTTTCTTTAAAAGCTCTTTCCGAAAATAATAGTATTGGTCGAGGTCTACCATATCAAAACCCCCTATTTTCTACTTGAATGTATACGTCTAATTTTAATTAGGCCGATTTTTTCAGATTGTCGATTAGTTGGGAGAGTGATGTTTCTATATCGTCTTTCCCTTTGGTTTTGTAGTATGCCGTCAAAAGGTCAAAACAGTTTTTATTATCCTCGTCCATTTCTTTGTAGGGTGCTGCATTGTAGATAGTGGCAAAAAACCAAAATATAGAGCTGTCGTCTGAAAAAGGTAGGCCAGCACATGCCAGCATATAATGAATGGTTTCGTGTCTGGCTGTTGTTTCGTCGGCTTCTTTTGTCTCGAGCCTTACATTTCTTACGGTTATAAGTCCGGAGTAATTTTTATAATCGCCCAGTACTTCTATATTCCCATATTTGCCGTCGTCGTCGTGGGCGTCCTCGTCGGTTATGTAAATAGGCATAGAGGATAGAGAGACGTCTTTAAAACAGTTCCACTCACTTTTTAGTTTCTTGGCAAATTCGAGAATATAACTTTCGAGTTTGGCCTTGTATAAATACGTGTGGGCACATTGGACGGTTGAGTACAATACTCTACCCATCAATTCATTGCATAACGAGAGATATTGCTCCCTTGTGTTGAGGGCGACTTTCTTGTATACCCACTCGTCGCCGTCGTCGTCGATTGTGACGAAAGTGTTATTTTCCTCGTCTGATGAAACGAGCATATAATCATACTCGCCGTCAAGAAAACTAATAAAAATTGTGTCGCCTTGTATTTCTATCGGACAAAAAAAACTGTCTTTGTGATATTCACAAGTCCTTTGTGTGTGGTTGAGGATCTCTAAATAGTCCTGTAGTCTTTCCCTGTAGTTCATGCTTTCCTTTCCACTTTGAGTTTTTCGAGTTCGGCTGCAGATATGCGGATCTGTTTGCCGATTTTGTAATGTTCAATCTTGCCAGCTCGAACCATTTTGTAAATTGTGTTCTCGTGGACTTTCAAAAGCTCGGCGGTCTCCGGTATCGTGTAAAATGGTCTGTCAAAATCACTCATTATCTATGGTTCCTTTCTTTATCTGCTTTATATAATCCAATAATTCTCTTTGTTCCTCGGGCGAAAGCTCCCTTACTGCCGACGCCAGCTCCGGTAATACCGGGTTGAGGGTCTTGCCGCTAAAGTAATAGTCGTATATGGCTCGGCGGCCTTTTTCCTCGGCGGCGCGGTGGTCGTCGTCGTGTATGTAAATCTCGCTCGTGCTCGGATCTTGGTGCCGCATAAGGTGTTGTATTCCGTAGAGGTCTATTCCTGCTTTGTGAGCTCCGGTTCCGCAAGCGTGCCGGAGACTGTGCATTGTGAGGCGGTCGGAGTCATATCCTGCGTTTACGAGCATTTTCTTTCCTATTACACTAATTGTAGTAGGTGCAATTCTGCCGCCTTTGTGCCGGTTGCTCGTGCTTGCAAAGAGAGGGCTCTTGCTCGTGTACTTGTCCGTCCTGGCCGCGAGATAGTCGTTTATCGCGTCGGATACTTCTTTTATCAGCAATACAGATTGGTCTTTGTCGTCGTGTCCTTTTCCCTGTAAATAAAGCCATTTTGCCCCCGCTATTGTTTTTATATCCCCTACATTAGCGCGAGATATTTCCACATCTCTCAACCCACAAACGACGGTTAGTTTAAGCATTGCATATAATCTCTTTCCCTGTTCATTGCTCCGGTCAATCGAACTTTCGATTCTTAAGACGTCCTCGGGTTGCGGCGCGTCTTTCTTGTGTACGTCGTGGCGGATCTTGGCTCCGTGTACGTTGTCGGCGACGTTAGGAAAAAGCCCCTCGGCGGCCGTCCACTTGAAAAAGTGTTTTACAGCTCGTAGGTATTGGGATTGTGTGCCGGGGGCGAGGTCGCTCTCTTTTAAATGGTCTCTATATGCCTTTATATCGGCTCTTGTAGGCGTCTCTATGCCGTTCTGCTCCATCCATCGAGCAAACTGCCGTATACAGGAAATATAGCCTTTTACGGTGGTTTCCTTGCGGTCTGTATAGTCGATAAACCGGTCAAATAGATCCTTGCTAAAGGTGGGAGAGCTTGCCAGCGCGAGCGGCCTTGCCGGTATAATCTCGGCGGTTGCTGTATATGCCATTGTCCTAACCCCTTTCAAAATCACGTTTACAGTTACATTTACATTTTATAATTAGTGTGTCTAATTGTCAAATTAAATTTTTATGCGCATATTTATATACACGTGTATATATGCGCATATGCGATTTAAGGCATATAAAAAGAGAGCTCGCCGGTGTGTGGCCGGGTTGCCCTCTTGCTGTCTCCGGGGATCCTACTCCCTCGGGATCCTGTATATTATTAGAAATTCTCGACGGTATCGCTGGTAAATTCGTCCCAATAGTCGATCATGCTCGGGTTCGCCTCGCATCTATCATAGAGGTAGGTCATATTATCAAATGCCTTGAGGTGGTCGTCTCCGGTCTCGTTCTCGCCTCTCCATCCTACATACCGCAAGGCACTTACTTCTTTACTCTCGCCGCTTTTCTTGGCTTTATCGGCGGCCGCGTCCCCGGCATACTTGCCGATAACTTTGCACATAGTGTAATTATTATCGGCCTTGGCCTTGTCGAAAAGTCGGGTATAATCGCTCGCTTTCATAATGCCGCTTTTCAGCAATTCCAGTGTAGAGGGGTCGAGCTTGTCCGGGGTTGCCGCATGGTCGTCCTCGAGGACGTCGGCGAGCTCGGCGCGGATCTGTTTAAACTGGTTGCGGCCGTCCTTAAATGCGTCCTTGGCCTTTTTCATTTCGAGTTCGGCCTCTCTCAACTCGGCGAGAGCCCTCGCGGACTTGGCTGCATACTCGCTGTCTACCCATCCCGCGCGCTGTGGGTACTTGCCAGCAATCTCCCTTGCCTTTTTGTATTTTTCCTCGGCCTGGCGGTAGTCGTTAAAGGTGTTCCGGGCAATCTGGTTTGCCCTCTTGATATAAGAATTGTATTTAGACATTACTTTTCCTCGCTTTCTGTAATCAATGCCGTAATTCTGCAGCCGCCCTCATATAGAGCGCATCTCGCATTACATGAATATCGGCCTCGTGTAAAAGGGCAATCGCGGCCTTGTGTAGCCGCTGGCGTCGACGTTCCTATCTTGGAGAGAGCGCAAGCTCCGGAGACATAGAGGGCGCAATATTTAGGGCTGCAGCCGTACCCCATGCCGCTTTTAAAAGGACAAAACCGCTGGCGGTTGGCTTCCTCTTGCCTCTTTTTGTTTTCCTCGAGGCTTTCCTCTTGCTGTTGCTTTACATTCTCGTTATACCGGTTCAAGCTCGATTCTGGAATTCTCCCCGCGTGAGCTGTGATAATCTCCGGTTCCCATTCGATACTGTTGCCGACGCGTCTAAAGCGTCGGCCCTCTTTTTCATCCCACTCCCATGCTCCCGGCTTGGGAGCGTCCTCGGGATCATAAAAAGGATTTCCAATAAGCATTAAATAACCTCGCTTTCTGGCCTCTAATTGGTTTTATGTGCATACATTCAAGTAGGATTCTGGCCGGTGTAGAGCTCTCGCAAGGCTTCCTCGAAAGGGCAAGCGTGCTCGGTGCTCGGCACCTCGTCGGCAATCATATCGACGCCGAAAAGCGGCTTGTGGTAGCCGGTGGCGTCCTTGTAGAGCTCCCTGTTAGCATCTTGGAAAGCTCCAAACGTCGGCAGCACTTCTTTCGTCCATACTTGGTGGGAGATATGACTAAAGCAATGAGGGCACTGTCTGGCCTTGGGGTCGTTCCAGTCGTCGCGGGCATATATCTCCCATGTTTTCCCGCAATTCCCGCAATGGATACGCATATACATGATATTTCCTTTCTATGCGGATACGCCTCGGTAGTTTATGAGCTCGTCGAGGCTATATCGGCACGCGTCAATACAATGGTTATTTTCGTCCGGTACATCGGCGAGAAATTCGCCGTCTCGGGTCGTCTTATATTCGTAGGTGCTAAATTCCTTGTGTGCGTGTGGAGTCCTGGCGGGATCTATAACTATTGTCCGGTGCTGCAGCCAGCGGATACCATAGAGCACGGAACCTTGGTATTTATGGCAAGGTCGAGCGTTTAGGCCGTTTTCCTGTAGGTCTGCTATGCTCTTGGGCTCGGCAGAATCACAATATATGGTCTGTTCCTCTCGGTATGGTACATATCCGTTAAATGCTCCGGTGGGTAATATGCGGCCTGTATAAGCGTATCCCTTGCCCTTTATGAGCTCGGCAAGTGCCTTATTGCTCAAGCCTCTTTTATAGATTTCGTCGAGGATAAAGACGACGTCGTGTTTCCGATCGTAGGCGACTCTTAGGAATACAGCCGGGTCGATACTAAAGCCAAAATCAATACCGGCATATACGTATTGCAAGCCCTCTATTTCGTCGTCCGGTATCGTCCTTATCTGCAGATTAGGGAATACCTCGCCGCCGGTGCCGGTCGGCACGCCTAAATACTCGTGGCGGTAGGCTCTTTCGTTTATCTGTTTTAGCCTCTCGGCCTCGATTATAAAGTCGTCCCCTAACCATTCTGCCGGTACATCCCTATAGGTTGTATGTAGGGTTATGGCTCGCGGATCTGGCCGCTGTACATAGATATTCGCCCAATTTGCCGACGATATAGGCGGGTTAAATGATTGAAATATGACGAAATTGCTCCCGCCGCGCTGTACAGACTGCAGTACGTTTCTCGTGAAATTCTCGCCGGGGAGCTCGCTAAATTCCTCGAACCAAACATATTTAAATGTTCCCCGCCTCGGTTTGATACTCTTTAGTTTGGAGCTGTCGTCGAGGCCTCTAAAAAGGATTTGCGCCCCTGTCGGCCTATATGTCCAGCTCATGGGAGACACGTTGCCATGCCAGTATCTATTAACCCCTAACGTATCTATAGCCCATGCAATTTGACTGTAGACGCTCTCGCGCATCGTGTTTGCATATCTCCGGAACACTATGCCGTTACTCCCGCCGGTGCGGTCTTGCATAATGCCGTTGACGATCTCGAGGGCGACGAAACTGCTCTTGCCGCTTCCTCTCCCGCCGGGGAGCCTGTAATACTGGTATTCGTCGGCGAGCAAGCTCTCGTGCAAGGGTCTATATATGGGCGCAATATGTTCTAATACATTTAATGCGCATAATGCGTTATTAACGTCTTTTGCGTTTTGTGCGGCTTTTTTCAGTATATCGAGGTCTCTATAGATTCTGCTATTCATTGATAAATATTGCCTTTTTGATTTCCTCTATCTGGTTGAGGATATAAGTGTCCTCGTTGAGCTTGAGGAAAGTCCTCACAAGTGCCGACGCCGCATTGACTTGTGTTTGAGGACTAACGTCCGGATCTCGCATTATTGAGAGTAGCTTGTCTATGGCCTCGGTGAGAGCCCCTTGCACATATGCCGTCGTTTGTTCCAGCAATTCGCGTCTCGCCTCGTCGTATCTCTTTTTAAAGGCCGGTTTCCTCAATCTCACGCGGATTTGTGTTTCAGATACGCCGCAAGCTGCCGAGGCTGCTTTTATCGTCGGATTTGCAATTAACGCCGCGATAACGAGGTCGTCGCGGTCTGCAGATCTTCCCATACTCTCGCCCCCTTTCCTCGTTTTCTGTGCAAGTGCATCGTTCTCCGGGATCTAAATGCGCTTGGCAATAAGGGCATGTAACAAAATAGCTCATGTTTCCGCTCCCTGGCCGTCGCTCTCGGTCTGCTGGCGAGCTTTATTCTCCCAATACCGCCGACGGCTCTCGGCTTCTTTCTCCCGGTTCTTTTTGCGCCACTCTCGCATATACTTTGCTCGAGCGCGTCTCGCCTCGGGGGATAATGATACTTTTTTCTCCACTAAAAGCCTCTCTTTCTATGGCTATGCGTGCATTGACTAAACCGGTCAATATCTATTATAAAGAACGTTCGTTCTTACGTCAATGTTTACATTTTCGTTTCTAATCGAATTTACATTTATACATTCAAGTAGAATTTGCCAATAAAAAAGGCACTGCAGATTGCTCCGCAATGCCTTTAGAGGGTGATAGCTATTTGTGATTTAGAACACTAAACCATTCGCGAGATATTCGCCTCTTAAAAAGTCCTCTACGTCCTCAAGCGTCCAAATATTATAAAAGGTATTGGAGTTGCCGCCGACGTAACAATTATACTCGAGGTCGATAACAGAATAGCCGGGTGTGCGGCTTGCAATAGATCCGTTGCCGAATATCATAAACCCCTTTTTTATCCTGTATCCGAGTTTTCTTGCTTTTCTTCTTAATGTCTTTTCACAATACATATATGGCCTCCTATAAATTAGTTTTGTTACCAGTAACAAAAGCCATACCATGCCTTGCCATATCATGTACTGCTATCACCCTCAGTTAATTATATCATTCCTTTTCACCATACGGAAATATTTCCGTAGGGTGCGCCCCTCGTGCAAGGGTATGGCTGCCGGTTACGGTTTATTATTCTCGGCTTCTTCTCGCCGTTTTTTGATTATGTCGATAAAATCCAAAACCAACTTTTGGCCGTCGTCGTCGAGCTCAATAAAACCGGCTACGATTTCCGCGATAATAGGGTCGTTGCCGAATAGTTCTCTTGCGCTTATCCATTCCATACCACATACCCCCTTACATCCATACCGCATCGTCGAAAGGTGTCTTGCCGACGTTTGGACGAAACTCCCCGGGGTTGTCCGGTACGAAATAATCAAATTGAGGAAAATACTCATACTGGCAAGTATACCGGGTTTTTCCGTATCTGTTTTTGAGGCAAACAAGCTCGATTTTACGCGGTATTGCCAGCTTTGCGGCGGCTATCTTTTCACGCTTTTCCTTTAGCTTGCCCTCTTTATCAAAAATTGGATCATTGACTGCCGCCAGCTGCAGCCCCCAAACGACGTCGGCAGTAAATTCGATTGAGCCACTTTCTTTAAAAGCCTCAAAATCTACCGGCGCGAGGTAATTACTCCGGTTCAAGCTCGATACCACAAATACAGGTACCTCGAGGCGGCGGCTCATGCGTTTAAGGGCTGTAATATTCGCGTCGGTAATAGCCTTGGCGTCGGTGGGTTTTCTGCCGGTCTCCGGGTCTTTGTCGGGGGTGAGGATCTGCAGATAGTCAATAAACACAATAGGCCTTGTGCCGTTCCGTGAGATATATGCGTTGGTGTACTCGCTTATAAAAGAGGGAGAGCACGCGAAATTACCCTCAATAATAGAGATACGGTCGCCGACGTTCTGGCCATACTCATATACAGCGCGGTCGATGTTATCGCCGTCGGCTCCGGTGCGGATTCTCAAGCTGCTAACTGCCTTGTCGGGGTCGTCCTTGGCCGTCTGGCGGGCAATGCTCTTTGTTACCATCTCGAGGCGGCTTTGCTCCAAACTGAAATATAGGACGTGGCTCCCTTGCTCGGCCATCTGGTCGGCCAGTTGCGCGAGGAAAGTTGTTTTTCCGACGCTTGAAATACCGCCGACGATATAGAGGCCGTTGTATATGCTCCCGGCTTCCGCGTCGAGGTTTGGAAAGCCTGTTTTCCTCTCGGTCTGCTTTTTCAAGCTGGCAATCTCGGCAGCCATGATATTAGCGATATAGTCGGCTGTATTGTCCGGTTTCGTTGTCGCCCTCTCGATCGTGAAGACGGCCTCGAGGAAAGACTCTCTATTATGCTGTAAATGCTCGTTGGCGTCCTTATAGAATCCGCTCAAGCCCTCGCCGGTAATATATGATATGTTTTGCTGTTTGAGGGCGTCCACAAGCTCCCTGGCGGCCTTTTCTCCCGCGTCGTCCTTGTCCAGCGCGATAACGAGGGTGTTGCCGGTACGCTTGGCGGCAAGGTCTTTTATGAGCTTTCTGTAATTACTGGTAGAGTTGAGGGCAATAGCCTCGCTCCCGGCCTCGAGGATCGCGAGCGCGTCGAAAACTCCCTCGGTCACAAATACAGGTTTTCCAGCCTCGTTATATAGAGCCTCTTTGTTGAAAAGCTCGATACTTGCCCCGGTCGGGTTCCTGTATCTCATTTTTGCATTTTGGTCGGTATTCCTTGCGATATAAAAAGAATCCGATACCGGAATAATAAGGAATCCGGTGCGAGGGTCATACCCTAACCCATATTTAGAGGCGGTCTCTTTGCTCAAGCCTCTAAAGGAAAGATATGCTGCAGCCTCGTCTATATGCTCCCGGCACTCGGCATAATAGCCGGTATAGTCTTTTCGAGGCTGTCTGTGGCTGTCTGTGGGGCTCTGTGAGGCGTTTTCGTCCTTTACAGGCATATTCCCATGTGTATTGGTTTTACGTGGCTCTGTGGGGCTCGTGGTGGCTTGCGAGTGGTCGATAGTGATACCGAGATACTCTCTCAATCCCCGGAAAGCCTCGCCGACGGTGCAATTATGCTCTTTCATGTAGAAGTCGACGACGCTCCCATGAGTGCCGCATTTAAAACAATGGAGTGTATAAGGGTTCTTTGCCTTGGTGTCGACGCTTATGCCGTCGCCGTCCTCGCCGGTGCCGTTGCCGCATACCGGGCAAATATAAGTGCCTCTCTTGCGTGCCGGTCTCAAATACTCGGC